GCACCCCGACACTCGCGGCAACGACCCACACGGGCATCATCTCGACGGGCTGGGCTCAGGAAGGGTTCATCGAAACGACGGGCTGGACGGCCGCTGCCGCGGCTCGCGTGAAGGTGGGCGACATTCTCCAGATCGCCGGCGTGTTCCCGGTGAATCCGCAGAACCGCTCGCGCTACCAGAACGGCGCTGCAAACGGCGGCCTGAAACAGTTCGTCGTGCTGCCTCCGGGTGGCTACACGCAGAATCCGGTGGGCACGGCCACGCCTGGTCTGTCGTTCGCCGCGGCCACGCTCACGAGCGGTACGTTCGATGCTTCCACGGGTGTCTACAGCTCGACGGCGGGCGGCGCTCTCTCGATTCGCATTGGCGAAGTGCTGATCACCGGCGGCCAGTTCCAGAACTGCACAGCGCCTTCGAGCACGACGGCGGCAATCTACGTCAACGGCCAGGCCGCCAGCACCTTCATCAACGGCACAGTGAGCCCGCAGTCGATCGCGTATCACAAAAACGCGTTCGCCGTGGCGTTCGCAGATCTGCCACTGCCTCGTGGTGTGCAGGATGCGGCTCGCGCTTCGGATCCCGACATCGGTATGTCGATGCGCATGGTCACGCAGTACACGATCAACAACGACGCGATGCCTACCCGCTGTGACATCTTGTACGGCTGGGCTGGCCTGTATCGCAATCTCGCGGTCCGTGTCGCGGGCTAACCGGAGGAAACAAACATGGCATTCACGAATCCCGGCCCGTCGGTCAATACGGGCAGCACAGATATCGGCCTGGGCTCTCCGCAAACGGTCGGCACGACGACATCGAGCCTGATTGCGTTCTACGGTGTGACTCCAGTGGTTCAACCGTCCAACGCGGCTCAGGCGGCGCTCACGCTCACGACCGCAACGAACTCCGGTTTCGGTTTCTCGACCGCAACCGCGTTCAATGCCTTTACGGCGCAGTTAGAAAACATCCGGGCAAGCCTTGTGCTGCTCGGCTTGTTGAAGGGCTCGGCCTAACCTTGTGGGGCGCTTCGGCGCCCCTTTCGGGAGAATCACATGACTGCACCAGTAGGCACAGGTCGCGCACTTGGCGTCGCGAGCTCTGTGCAGGAGTTCGACCAGATCAGCATGAGCGGCGCCGGCTCCAAGGCCGGATTCTTCACCGCCACTCCGACCACGCAACCGGCGAACGCTGCGCAAGCTGCGCTCACGCTCACCACAGCGCTCGCAAGTGGCTTCGGCTTCACGTCGGCGACTGCGTTTAACGCATTCACCGCACAGCTGGAAAACATTCGCGCATCGCTAGTTCTGTTGGGTCTGTTGAAGGGCAGCGCGTGAGCCCTTTCCGTCTGGACATTCAGACGGATTGTGTGGCGTCGCTTGAGACATTGAAAGCTCAGGCGGCGCTCCATCAAGACTATCTGCGACTTCCTCAGTGCGCGCCCGGCTTCAGAGCGGGTCGCAAGCTCGCGGTCGTGGGTGCCGGCCCGCTCGTCGTTCACGACCTGGAAGAGCTTCGCGCGTGGGATGGTGATATCTGGGCGATCAACTCAGCGGCGCGCTGGCTGTTCGAGAACGGCATCGACTCGACGTTGTTCACCATCGATCCGTTGGAGATGCCTTATCAGTTCCCGATGTCTCGGGCGATTGTTGCGACCTGCTGCCATCCGAGCACGTTTGCAAAGCTCGAACACGCCGAGGTACGAGTCATCAACCTGTGCGAGACGCATCCGGATGGGCTCGCGGGAGGCTGCACCACAGCGCTCCGGGCGCCGGCGCTGGCTTTCAACCAAGGATACCTGGATGTTTCTTTCTTCGGGTGCGAAGGATCGTACGAAGGGGAACGCGATCACGTCGATTATCACAATGGAGAGTCTGAGGAGCTCGTCATAAGAGCCGGCGGAAGGGATTACCGCATCGAGACCGGGCTGCTCGTGCAGTGTCAGGACTTCGTAAGACTGTTTACGACGTTCCCGGATGTATTCAAAAACCGCAGCGGTGGCTTGCTCAAAGCGATGATGGAACATCCGGACACGTGGGAAGTAGTCGCGGTTAGCGCCGCGATGAAAGCTCACCTGGAGCGGGTCAACGGCAAGCAAGGAATTTACGAGAAACCCTATGAGCGCCCGAGTACATAGATTCGTCACCCTCAACACAAACAACCTGCAGTCGGTGCCGGGATCGGCGCTCAAGCTTGTTGGCGCCTCGCTGATCAACACCACCACCACGGTGTTCTATGTGAAGTTCTGGTGGTTCGATCCCGTTGTCGGCGGCGCAACTTCTCCGACCGTCGGAACCACCGTGCCCGACCTGGTGCTTGCCGTTCCACCGCTCGATGCGGCCACCGGTGCGCCGGGCTCGGCCTGCCCGAGCTGGCCTGCCGGCATCGCCATGGGCCTGCTACCGCTGTGGGTGGCGTGCGTGACCGGGTCTGCGGACAGCGATAACACGGCGGTAGCGGCAGGGCAGGGAAATATCAATCTGATTCTGGAGTAACCCATGGTTACTGCACAGGATCTGATCCTTGGCGCGCTGAAGTTCATCAACGTCTATGCGCCCGGTGAGTCGCTCGATTCGGCGGATGCGGATGACTCGCTGTCTACGCTGAACGACCTGCTGGAGTCGTGGTCAACGACGCCCGGCGCGGTGTTTAAAAGCGTCGAGACAGTGCTGACGTTCGTTCCAGGCCAGTATTCGTACACCGTGGGCAACTACGATGCCGGGCAGTTTCCTGGCACGGTGACCAATGGCAGCCCGACTATCACTGGCGCGATCGTGCCGGCGGATATGGTCATCGGCGGCGATCTGACGGGCACGGGCATTCCCGACGGGACGACAATCCTTTCGTTCGACTCGGGCGCCGGCACAGTGACGATGTCACAGAACGGCAGCACCTCGCCCGGCGCGCAGCAGATCGAATACACGATCCCTGGTGACTTCAAGATGGATCGGCCGCTACGCGTGCGCCCGAGCTTCACGCGCATCACCACGCAGGCCAGTGGGCTGGATTATCCGATCACGCCCATCGATGAGAACACATACAACAGGATCGGATTCAAGGCCATCGCCGCGCCCTGGCCGATTGTGATGTGGTACAACTCGACGTATCCCCTGGGGACGCTGAAGTTTTATCAGAACCCGTCGCAAGCGGGCGAACTGCATCTGTTCTCCGATCAGATATTGCAGAATCTTTCCGAGCTGACTGAGCAAGTGAATATGCCTCAGGGGTATTCGCGCGCGCTCAAGCGGGCGCTCGGCCGTGAACTGGCGCCTGAATACGGCGCCATTTGGACGCCTCAGATGGAGAAGCTGTACAAAGAGGCGTACGACAACATATGTAACCTGAATCGCGCGCCGGTCCCGGTATCCGAGTACGACGCGCAACTGGTGATGCCGCGCACGACTGATGCAGGCTGGATCATGTATGGAGGCTTCCGCTAGTCGGACAGCAACTTCTCCATGCACGCAACATCACAATGCGGTGGCTCAACATACGGCTTAGCCGGCGGCGCGTACGCGGGACCGAAAACCGCGACCAAGAAGAGAATCGGCGCGATTGCAAGCCAGAAAGCAAGAATAGCCTTGATGATGCGCATGTCGTTACCTCACAGCCCGGCGACGCTTGAACACTCGCTCGTCAATCAGGATCTGTCTCACCATGTGAACGTTGGCAGTGGTCGCAAGTGCGATACCCGTCCAAAGCAGAATTGTTTCCAATTGCGTAGCTCCAGTGAATGTGAGCCTAGCATGGCATGTTCGCCTCATGTCAACAGTGACGAGGTTCACAATGCCAGGAAGTGACTTCGGCTTTGTAGGCCAGGCGTATGCACCGGCCAACTCTAACCAGGATGTTCAGCGCCTGGTGAATTGGTATCTGGAGGTGTCCGGGGACGGCAAGTCCAAGATGCCCACAGCGCTGCTCGGGCGCCCTGGATTGAACCCCATCATAGAGCTCGACGTGGGGTCTATTCGTGGCGCCTGGGTGCTGCCCGGTGGCCTGGAGGCGGTCGCGGTCTCTGGTGACACCGTTTATGTGATCACCGTCACGGTCCCGCCGACGCAGACCTCCATCGCGCAGTTTTCCACCAGGGTGATTGGCACGCTGGTCACGAACAGCGGCCAGGTGCGCATTCGGGACAACGGCGATGGAGGTTACGCGGCCATCGTTGATGGCACCTCGCGGCTGTTTTATTTCCGAATCGATGGCGCCAGCTCAACTACGGTCACCGTCACTCCAACGAGCGGCAGCAATGACCTAGCGTACAGCGGCGTGCTCAATACGGCCTTGGTCGTGGGCAGCATCATCACGGGCGTCGGCTTCCCCGCCAGCACCATCACGTCCATCAACACCGATGCGTCGACCATCACGATATCGAACGCGGCCACGAGCTCACCGGGCGCCGTCACCGCGACGGTCACGCTCGCTGAGTTTGGCTCGTTCCCGCTGGACGGCCGCGCGTCTCACATCGCGTTCATCGATGGCTGGCTGATCGTAAATCGCGTTGGCACGCAGGCCTTCGCAACGTCGGGGCCGACGCCATACACGATGATCTTTCCGCCGCTGTACTTCGCGCTGAAAGATTCGCAGTCGGACAACCTGATGGGGCTCCAGGAGCTGAACCGCGAGTTGTGGCTGGTGGGTGAGCGTGCATCGGAGATCTGGTTTAACGCGGGCGGCGCCAACTTCGCATTCCAGCGCATCCCAGGCGCCGCGCCTCCGATTGGAACATCAGCGCCGCAATCGATCGCCGAGGCCGGCGACAGTCTCATCTGGCTCGGGCGCACCAAGCAGGGTGAGAACATCGTCGTGCAGACCCAGCAATACAGCTGGAAGCGCGTGAGCCAGCACGGCGTTGAGAAGCAGATCTCTAGCTATCCACTCGTGGACGATGCCATCAGCTACGCGTATGAGGAAGAGGGGCATTTGTTCTATGTGCTGACGTTCCCCACGGCTGATCGCAGCTGGGTTTATGACTCGAATGGCACATGGCACGAGCGGCTCTCATATGACGAGGGCACCGGGCAATTCCATCGCGAACGGCCAAATTGTTTCATGAACTTCCAGAACCTGCGGCTCGTCGGTGACTACCAGTCGGGTGAGATTCATCAGATGAGCCGGGACTATTACACCGATGCGGGTGAGCCGATCGTGTGTATTCGACGCTGCCCGCACGTGTGGAGCGCTCAGGACAGAAAGCGTCGGTTTTCAACTTCGCTGCAGATCGAATTTACCGCTGGTGTGGGCACCCAGACGGGGCAAGGCGAGAATCCTCAGATGATGCTGCGCTGGTCGAATGACGGCGGGCGTACCTTTGGAAACGAGCATTGGGCAGGCATAGGCCGCGCCGGGCAAACGAAATATCGCGCGATGTGGCGGCGCCTGGGGTCCTATTGGGATCGCGTCTACGAAGGTCGATTCAGTGACCCGACGCAGCGGGACATCGTCGGCGCCACGCTGTACCAGAACGAAAGCGAAACAGGTGTCGCATGACGTTGCGCGCATCCTTTGCCATGGTTCGCAACCAAACGCCGCCGGTGGATCGCATCGGTGAGCGCGTGATCGCGCAGAAGGATTGGTACTTGTTTTTTACCAATCTGTTCAAGGCGGCAACCGACGGCCTCCCGCAGCCCGAAGAAGAAGTAACGATTGGCACCTCGCCGGCCGTGTATGTGGCGGTCATTCGTGGGCAGGCTCACATCGGCGGCGGGAATGTTTCTTCGGTGGAATTTAGTCGCGACGGATCGAACTGGTATGACACCGGCATCGTCGAAGGATTTGTGGAGATGGACCGCGCGGACAGTCTGCGCATCACATACACCGTAGCCCCAACCGTCACATTCTTTCCGATGTAACCATGATCGAGTTCATGATCTTAGCAGCG